GACTCACGGTATCATAGTGCCGGACTGCCGGTATCCGTTCCTTCGGAACAGGGGTACATTTGAACCGTAATATTCACGCAATTTTCTGGTAAGACGGGCTGACGGCTCGTCTTATTTGGTGAAAAGGGATTTTGTGGGAGATATTCCTCAGGATGTATTTGAGAGTACAGTCATTCAGGGGGCAATGAAAGGTGGATTTGTAGCTACCCCTTCTACAGGGAAGGATAAGGATCTGTATCAGGCAGAGCAGAAGGCCCAGGAAAAAGAAGAGAAATGTGACCTTCGGCCAGATGCCCAGGCCGAAAAGACATCAGATGAGGAAGGTGTGTCAGACGGAGAAAATAAATCGGCCAAGGAGCCTGAGCAGGAAGAAAAACCGAAACGCTCCAGAAGATAGGGGGTGCTCCTATGCAGCCATATGGCAGTTTTAATCCGATGGTTCCATATTTTCAGGCAGCCAGAGGGACGGCGGCCAACGTGCCGCAGCCTGGGGAGTGTGGAACGTATTCAAAAGAGATGTTTCGGGAGGATTTTCCGCAGTTTTGCCAGATTTACACTCAGATGGGAAGCGATGAGGAACCTGTAAAATTTCTGCTTCCAGAGACCATGCTTCAGACATTCATAGCACAGGCAAACGACAGTGTGCTTCCCTCCAGGTGGGGAAGCCTCTGGCGTTATGCAGCAGGGCTTTATGTGGCTCATTTTTCTGCGCTGTATCTGAAAACCTACGCCCCTGGCTCCAGAAACGCCGCCCAGGCGGCTGGAAAGGCGTCCCAGGTGGGAATGGTCAAAGAAGCTGCAATGGGGGATACTACGCTCAGCTACGACAACAGCGCCGTGACAGCCGGAACAGAGAAATGGGGAACCTGGAATGCAACCCAGTATGGCCAGCAGCTGGTGACAATGGCGAGGCAGGTAGGAATGGGAGGGATGCTGGTGTGATATTTGATAATCCGATTTTTTCAGATTGGTACACGGATACAGTGGATGTGTACCGGGTGGTGAATGTGGAGAATGGCAATATTACCGCTCAGGAAAGAAAACAAGTAGGAAAAGGCATTCCCTGTCGTATATACAATAGTCAGAAAAGCAGTCCTTCCATGAGAGACACTGCTGCTCAGGTTCAGGCGTCTGAGAAGCTGGCCTGCAGCCTGGAGGAAGATATAAGGGCAGGGGATGAACTGCTGATTGTACGGGGCGGTGCGCTCGGCATGGAGGGGGAGCCGGAGCGGTACTTTGCAGGAAAGCCGCAGAAATACTATGATCCGGTGGGCGGAGCCATGACAGGACTGGAACATCAGGAGATCGGCCTGTTTATGCAGGAGATTGTGAGGTGACAGGATGTCAAGCTTTGGCAGCCAGATAAGAAAGCGCTTGGCGGAACTGCGCAGGGCTGGGGAAGATGTGCCGAAAATTATGATGGAGGTGGCAGAGGGGGCCACTATCGAGGCAGTGAGGGTGGCAACTGAGCATACGCCGCCAAACGGCGGGGCGGCGATTGCCGGTACGAATACCAGAAGCGGACAGATGGCCCAGCACTGGGGAACGGATAGTATTACGAAACCAGTGTATTCTGGTGGCAGCGTCCGAACGGTTCTGGCAAACGATATGCAGTATGCGTCCTACGTCAATGATGGACATCGGGTAGACAGGCATTTTGTTCCAGGGCTGATTAAGAACGGTCCTCTTCTGGAGGAAAGCCCAGACGGAAGCGGCGGTATCATGGTAGGAACCAAAACCACCTACGTCCCTGGCCTTTATATGAAAGAGAAGGCAGTCGGAAAGTATCGTTCTGTGGTGCGTTCTGAGCTGGATAAACGAGTGAGGGAGCGGTTTCGATGAAGTTTACCATACAGAATTTACTCAACAGTCTGGCCGGTGTTTTGAAGACGGGGTATCCGGACCGGCCAGTGTACACAAGCCCGAATCAGCAGGGGACGGAATTCCCGTGTTTTTTTATTTTCCTGATGCCGTCCAGTATTGAAGATGGAATAGGGGGCCGGTTTCTGCGGGATTTAGGGCTGGATCTTGTATTTGTGCAGCAGAGAAACGTTGTCAATGGAAATGCAGAAGTCCAGGCGGTACAGGAATTTTTAGACCAGAGCCTGGACAAATTTTTGTATTACGATGAAAGCGGAAGCTCTGCCTGGCTTCACACATATGAGAGAGAGGCGTCGGTGGAAGATCAGGAACTTCACTATAAATTCCATGTCCGGCCGCATGTGTCGGCGCCGATAAAGGAAAATCAAATGCAGGGGGTGGAGGAGAATCATGTCAAAATCAAATAAAGAAAAGAAGATACAGGAAATCAAGCGGTATCCGACGGAGAAGCTGCTGAAAAGCAAAGCTTTATCCGGATACCAGCCAGACTTTGCCAGGGTGATTTTGAAAGAACCGGAATACAGCGTAGAAGAGGCAAAAGCGGCCCTGGAGCAGGCGCTTAAGCCTCTTCTGTAACCAATGCTATTTTGTGGAACGGCACAGCTCATCAAGCGTGACCTGAAGCGCGTCAGCCAGCTTGATAGCGGTGTCTACCTTACAGCGGTCAAACCGTTCAATGTCCTCAATAGTACGCTTGGGAACATCAGCCAGTTCAGACAGGGCGCGAATGCTTAATGATTTTTCATTCCTGATTTTTTTTAAGTTCATGGCATAACCTCCAGATTTTAGGTAAAGTCACAGAGAGGCAGTATCCTGAAAAACAGATAACTATGATACAGGACGGAATGGACCACTCTGTTCCTAAAGCATAAATGATAGAAAACATAAGCAGCAAGGTATCAAATTTCATTGATTTGAATGAGCCGATATGGTAAAATACTTTTAAGGAAGAGGGGAGATTTCTCTCCCCAGCGTTCCTACTTGAGAGCTTGTATCAACTGAGCGATAGAAGTTATCAGAGCGGCGGCGGCAACCATTGCTTTGATGACTTGGTTGAACAAGTTCTCTTTTTTCTTATGTTTCTTACCCATCGGCGTACCTCCTTTCGTTTTGATAATATAATTATACCACGTTGTAACGTGTAAGTCAAGGGAAAAAGAAGAAAATATTAAAAAATTATGGTTCAGCGAAAAGCTGGGCCTTTTTGATTTCACGAGGTAGGCGTGAAAAAAGCCATCTACTCGGTGGTGGGTGGCTCTTTGAGAAGTATAGCAGTTGCAATAATTATTCCTATTTCCTCATCAGAATAACTATAGTGGGTTAATTCGCTTAGACATTGAGACAAGCTTTTTCGTAATTTTGCTTCACGTTGCTTTAGTCGCTCTGCTTCGTATAGGCGATATTGTAATAATTCTAACTCCCTGTGCGTGTTATCGATTTCTTGGCGTAAAGTTTGAATTAATTCATCGCTGGTAATTTGCAAAGCATTAGCAATTTTTTCCAAGGTTTCTGGGCGAACATTTACAGAATCCCGTTTAGTGATGGAGTATAAGGTATTCAAAGGAATACCAGTAACTTCTGATAGGTCTTTAATAGACATATTTTTTTCTGAAAGTAGACTTTTTAAAACAGAGCCAAATCCCATAATAGTTCCTCCTTGCACTAATTATTGCACATATAGTGATAAAAATCAATTATTTTAATAAAAGCATTGACTAAAACACTAATTGGTGCTATCATACAAAATAAATTAGTGCAAAAAGCACTAGAAAGGAGGGGCTTATGAAGAGAATAGGAGTTGCTATGGATGATGATTTACATAAGCAGTTAAGGCTTTATGCATTAAATCATGATCGAACAGTAACAGACATCATAGTTGAACTTGTAAAAAAGGAGCTTAAAGCAAAAAAAGAGCAAACACGGTAACTTTGACGAGCAACGTGTTTACTCAAGAATGGGATATAGGTGAACCTACATCTATCTGTAGTGTAACCTATTTCCTTAAAATTGTCAAATTTGAAAGGAGAAGAGATATGCAGAAACAGATCGAACAGACCTTAGACAGTCGTGAAGTAGCGGAGATGGTGGGCAAGGAACATAAGAATTTGATGAGAGATGTGCGTTCTTATGTATCTGAACTTAACCAGCTCAAAATTGAGCCCGTCGATTTTTTCAGAGAAAACACATACAAAGATGGAAAAGGAGAAAAACGTCCATGTTATGACATCACCAAGAAAGGCTGTGAGTTTATCGCACACAAGTTGACTGGAATTAAAGGAACAGAGTTTACCGCCCGCTATATCAATCGCTTTCACGATATGGAGGAAACTATTCGAGAGGGTATTTTGCAGAAACAGAAACCAGACAAACCTAAGAAAGAAAAACTTCCTTCCGTCAATATGATGGTAAAGAATATTAAAGAAGCTCTCCATGACGCTGGGGTAGATTCCAAATACATAGCCGCCGAGGTAGTCCGGATTTATTCTGACTCTGGTTATCCGGTTAATGCTCCTTTGATTTCTGACGTTCCGAAGCTCTGGGACTGTACCAGTATTGCAAAGGAGCTGGGTATTTATTCTGAATCCGGCAGGCCACACGATAAGGCAGTGAGCGCCATCATCCAGAAGCTGGATCTATTTACAGATGAGATTGTTAGAACCGCGTACAGCAGGAACGGTCACGACGGCGTAACGGTTCAATATAAGGATAGCGTACTCGAAAAAGTAAAGGAGTGGCTGGAAGAGAATGGCTACCCTTCATTGATAGAACTTCGGCTT